CGGTCTTGTGACCTGCAAACTTCCGCCAGTAGAACCATTTAAGTCAACAGTATTGCTGTCATCCATCACAACTATCTGAGGAGATCCTCCACCAACGTCTGGTGGTCCCGGTATTGCAACGGATGGATTTTGTCTACCCATCATCGCTCTCTGAGCACCAGATCTGCCACGTATGCTAGAGGTTGGGAACGCTTTGTTAATATCATGAAGTATTAAACCACCAGCTGCTGCCATTCCTGTAGGACCGGGAACCATGGAAGCAGCAGCGAGTGTTGCACCGACTGTATCACCTTCAGCAGTTCTCATTGCAGTTTCAGCTGCACCTAATCCAATGTTAAGACCTGGGATAAATCTACCCAATGATCTACCAAATCTGGCAAGAGGTCCTAACCTTGCAGTAGTCCTTCCAGTGGTTAACAACTGCTGAGCCTTTCTACTATTTGGATATCTTGTCATCGCATTTTGAACAAGTCTTGCACCTTTAGATGCTTTACCAGGAGACGTGCTCATTTCAGATAATCCAAAAGCATCAAATGGCAATCTTGTTCCAGGACCAGATCCTTGAGACATGGCAAGAGGTATCAAATCACCAGCGCCGTCCGCTGATCTAAAAGTATCTCCAAATCTTTCAAGAGCACCTCTTCCAACTGACCCTCCTTTCTGAGAAAAAGCTTGAGCAGCATCGGGGATGGTGTTTATATTTGAAGTTGGAGCAGCAAAAACATTTCTTGTTCCAAAAGTGTTCATTCTCGATCCAGGGAGAAATCCTCCTTGGCGAATGCTTCTACCTGCTGCTTGTGACGTTCCATGATATCCAAGTTCAAGGGTTCCTCCAAGTCCACGACCGCCCATGCCACGAGTGCCCTGCAATCCTTGCCTGGACCCCATTCCAAGCAATCTCATCATGGTTAATGCTGTAGGATCAGGTGGTCCAATAAGTCCACCCTCTTGTGCCATGAGAGTGCCGCCAACCACCCTTGGTTTATTACTACCACCATACTTTTCATTAATATTCTCAAGCACCGAGGGTCCAATCGCTGCCACAGCAGGTGCGGAGAGAACAAACTCACCATCAGTCAACCTAGCGTTGACTCTATCAGATCCATATGGACCATCAACTAAACCACCACCAGCGAATGCTTGAGTTTCTTCATCCTTACCACCGAAGAGAAATCTTTCTAAACCAATAAAACCAGCAGCGGCAGTGCCGATTTGTAAAGCACCAGCAATCGCTCTTCCCTTTCCACCAAGCAAACCTCTTGCGAGTCCACCAGCGCCTTTGACTCCTAGTTTTTTGAGCAGCAGTAATGAGGCAGCACCAAGACGCATTGCGCCTCGAATAAGAAAACCACTAAGTCTCCCGATAGACCTACCAAGTCTTGTTCCAAATAATAAGTATGCTGTAAGTAACTTTGGTCCAAAGTCTGTAAAAAATCGAGATACAGACTCTAACTTTTTCTGATTTTTAGGATCACCTAAGTAGTCAACTAGTTTTATTAAAAACTTTCCTGCAACTATGCTTATTAAACCACTAATGATCTTATTAAGTATACCTTTAACAGGAGCGATTATTTTTTCAGTTACCTTCTTTAGAGTTTTAAATCTTTTTTCTAATCTTGATTCCTGTAATCTACGCTTTTCATCCTCTCTCTTCTTTCTTTCACTCTCTTTATTTTGATCTTCAAGTTTCTTCTCATCCCTAAGAGTCTTCAAAATCTCATCAAGGTTTCTAAGCATTACAACCTGAGGGTTGATAGATGCAAGATTTTCTTTTAAATCACTCTTTTGATATCCAAGAATATTCTTAATGATGGATATCTTTCTACTATTATTATCGACTTTCTCGCTTACAAAAGATACACTCTTTATTAACTTTGTATTTACATCAAACTGATTTTTTGAAAAACTTATTACACTTCTACCTGAGCGAAAACTTCCAGCAGAAATGCGACGCCTTCTGGGTTCTAACGGATTGTTTTTCGTTTCATCGGAAGGCATTCGCTTGCTGCTGTTTTAGTTTTTCTTCTTCAAGATGATTCATTAGCATGGCAACATAGATATCCCTTTCCCAGGGCATCATGTTTTCTATTTCTGTTAATGAATATTTATGGAACTGCATCAACGAAAAGTTGAGATTAAAGTAGTTCTCAAGGTTCATATGAACCATGCTCATGCGAAAAAAGACGCTAAGCCCTCCAAAACGATATCACTCTCTTTCTTTGTTTTAGGATTTTTTACCTTTATAGTGTGAGATAACTTAGGCATTGTTTCAAAGAAAGTTTCAATCTCTTTAAACTGTGACGAGTTCATCTGCTCCAAGAAGTCTGTCATCTCCTTTTTGGTGCAGTCTGCAGCAGCCCAAACCTCATCCTGTGTAAAGATTTTATCCACACAAGATGCAATCAAATCAAACGATTGATCCATCATGTTTTTATCGTTGATCTCAAAGTTGTTCTTAATAAACTGATCCAATGAAGGATACTTCATTTGCATCATGATATTATCATCAAGTTTGATTTTGTCACTGTGATCATCACTCTTTTGAACCTGAATGTCGTCAAGATTAATGTTGACCTTCACCTCAGTTTCTTCATCATCAGGACAAATGACATTGACTTCAATGTCCTCACCAACTGACTTACCACGAATATTCAAAAACAAATATTCAATATCAAAAGTTGGCAACTGCTCGACTTTAATACCTTTCGTCAGAATGCAGTTTTTGATAACTGATTTGATCGCGGTAGTAATTTGTTTTGTGTCATCACTCTCAAGAGCGATAACTAAAAGTTTTTCTTCTTTTACAAGAAAGGGTCTGTACTGAACTGTCTCTCCTGTAGATGGCAACTCAAGTTCATAAGTTGGTGTAGCAATCTTTGGTAAAGGCATGATGTTTTATAAAGTTTTTCAGTGTATTATTTATTGGTCAACCACCAGGTCCTATTCTACCAGTGGCGTCAAGCAAATTACGATCGACTAATGCATTACGACCGCCTCCTCTAGCTGATCCTGAGCGTCCTGGTGGCACTGCCACTGCTTGTTTAGGTGTAGGTGGTGGATTGAATGAATTGCCCAATGCCTGAGCAAATGGATTATTTCCAAAATCAAATGAAAGGGATCTACCCGCTCTCGCAGGCATTATATCCATCAAGTTCTCAATAGTATATCTAATATATGCCATTGACACAGTTACCTTCAAAAGTTGAGAGGTCTCATATGATATTGGCATTGAGTTAATCGCCAACGGAAAGGATCTTATAAAGTTATACCTTAAAAGACTACCTCTTCTTTTATAATCGGTATCACCAAAATTTGTCCCTGCGACAACGTTTACAATATCTTCTAAAAGATTTGAAGTCCTTACCTCTTCATAAAAATCTTTCTCTATTTTTGTGATTTGAAACCCTTCACACATGTATTCATCAGGATATCTAAATCTATAATGAAAGTTCTTTCCATTCGGATCATTTTGACCTGATGAGTTTATGTCCTCTCCAGCGATATATTGCATCCATCTTTCAAAATATTGAATAGGTAGATAGTTTGTAGCATCAACATAAAAAGTTAAATCAATCCTATCATTAAAAATCTTCCTATATGGATGTCTTTCGCTTACTCCAGTATGATCATTATCAATATTCATTGTGGCAAACTGTGATCCCGGCAGTGAAGCCTCACAACACTGAAGTTGTATTGTTTCTTGATCGGGTCCCAAAAATGCCCTTAAGGCAGATGCAAGATTAGCATCACTAGGAATAGGAAGGTCAAGCAGATAATGTGAGGTTGTTGCTGGTGATAAAAGTCTAGATTTTATGTCCGATACGGAAACGACTCCTTTAGGTTTATCTAAGGGCATCTAAATAAATTTGACATTATATATTATGTATGGGAGAAAGTATTAAAAGTAAATACAAACCTTCGCATCCTACGAAATATAAGGGTGATGCAAATAATATTATATGCCGAAGCAGTTGGGAACGCAAGTTTTGTAGGTGGTGTGACCTCAATGAGAACATTTTAGCATGGGGATCAGAAGAGTTTTGTATCCCATACATCTCCCCCATAGACAATAGAGTTCATAGATATTTTCCTGACTTCCTAATCAAGGTTAAAGAGTCTACTGGTAAGATCAAAACCTATGTGGTTGAAGTCAAACCAGAAAAACAAACTGCACCACCAAAGAAGAAGTCAAGAGTGACAAAATCATACATCTATGAGTGCAAGACTTATGCAGTCAATCAAGCAAAG